GTATTGATAAACAGGTAAAAGATAAAGCAGGTAAGTTAATTAAGCAAGCTGAAGAATCTAGTCCTTTTCCCAATCCTGAGTTAACTGAATCTGTTCAGGAACAAACTCGTTCAATTAAATATATTGCAGATCAAACAGCTTCTCAGTTAAAGCAACTTCAATTGACTTCTTTGGCTGAATCTGGCGTATTTCCGTTGAAAGCTTCTGATATTGCATCACAGATTGATAAAGCAATTAAAGGAACATCTTCTGACTTGTCTAAACAAGTCTTGGAATTTGCCAAGCAAAAGATTCTTTCTAAAGCAGATGATAACGGCATTTTGAGCAGTCAAGATCTTTATGATAATGTCCGCAAAACATTAAACCAAGATATTGAATCATTCCTTCAACAAGGCCAGAAGTTTGCACAAGGTGGATTGCCTCAGCAAGCTGCTAAAACAGCAGGTAATATTAAATCTTTTATTGATGCAGCTATTGATAAATCTTCTGGTGGAATCTGGAAAAAATACATTGATTCGTATGCCGACTATAGCAACAAGCTGAATCGGATGGAGATTGGTGATTATTTGTCCAAGAAACTGCAAACTCCTCTCGATAAAGAAAGAGCTGGAGTATTTGCCACGGCAGTAGAGAATGCGGCTGGAACCATTAAAGGCGCTACTGGTATTCCTCGCTATGAGAAACTATCTGATGTATTGACACCTCGTGAAGTTGCCTCTGTCAATAGTGTTTTGGACGATCTAAAGCGTACAACCCAAGCTAATGAGCTGGCTAGAAAAGTGTCTAACTTGCCTGAAGGTCAGGTAGATGTTACCAAAGAGATTCCTAGCCTATTGAGCCGTACTGTGTCTATCCTTCGTGCTGGTGTTGAGCATCTGCAGCGTGGAAATGCTAAAGAGTTCAACAACCGAATGACTGAACTTATGCTCGATCCCAAAGGATTGGCATTGTATATGTCCAAGGATCTCAAGAAGGGTAAAGTTAATGACTTTGTGTCTTCCTTGATGAAGGTTATGGATGATCCTACGAGGAATGCTTTTATCCAGTCGTTTACTGTACCACAGGCATCTAGTGTAGCAGGTCAATGATCGACCCTGTAAGTGCTTTTGCGCTGGCTCAAGGAGCTATCAAAGGTGTAAGGGCACTTACAGCCCTCTATAAAGAGGCTAAACAAGCTGGCAAGGAAGTCTCTGACATAGCCTCAGAGGTGTCTGGTCATGTCGGTAAGTTCATGGAAGGCACTGAGAAGCTCCAGAAGGCCGAGATTGAGGCCAAGCTAGCTCCTCCTGACCATGCTAAGAGCATCCAAGCGCAGGCTTTTGAGAACATCATGCGTAGGCATGAGTTACAGAAGATGGAGACTGAACTTAGGGAGATGCTTATCTATGAGTTAGATATGCCTGGGGTCTGGAAAGAGTTCAACGCTGAGAGGCACAGGTTAACTCTTGAACTTGAAGATCAGATGGCTAGAGAGTTAAAAATAAAACGAATAGAGAATGCAAAGAGGGCCAAGAAACTAGAAAAGATAAAGATCAGAGCAGCTATTACGATAGCTGTTTTGCTTTGGTGGGTTGTGTTCTCAAGTCTTATGTATGGCCTATACCTGAATGCTCAGGAACGTAAGTTAATAGACCAATTCAATAGAGAAGTATTTGAGCGTAGGTGGATAACCAATCCTGATGCAATAGATTGTTGGAAACTGTATCAAGGAACCAAGATGCTCCCAGATTTTTGTAGAAAGGACTAAGATGAGTGAAGAAAAGATTGAATCAATGCAGGCCAAAGGAGCATTAATCGAGAAGATTACGTTTGCTTTGCTGCCATTGCTATTTTCGTGTGTTGTCTACCTAATGTCAGCCTTATCCAGTCTGTCGCATGAAGTAACAATCTTAAACAGTAAGATTAGCCTTGTGGTGACTTCTGACAACAGACAAGCACCTAACAGCGGGGCTGAACTGGCTCGTGAAAAGCTGCGTCAGGATCTTGAAAAAGAGATTCAAGCTAATCGGGATCAGATCCATACAAACAGAATGCATATTGCTATCTTGGAAGAAAAGGTGTCAGTTGACCATAAGCTTAAAAACAGACCACTTGGAAAGGAATAATTATGCTAACTCTACTATCTACCCTCATCAGCTTCCTCATGGGCGGCTTGCCTAAGCTTTTGGACTTCTTCCAAGACAGGTCAGACAAGAAACACGAGCTTGCCTTGGCTGCTATGCAGACTGAGCGTGAGCTTGCTATGCTTGAGAAGGGCTACGCTGCACAGGCCAAGGTCGAGGAGATCCGTCTAGATGAGATTAAGACCTCCAGCAGTGCTGAGACTACTCAGGCTATCATCGGTGCTCAACAGGCTGAAATGCAGGCTGTATATGCCCACGATATGAGCCTGAATGAGGGTACATCTGCTTGGGTGAAGAATATCCGTGCTCTGGTGCGTCCTTTGATTACCTATGGCTTCTTTGGTCTATTGGTTATGATTGATTGCTTACTGTTCTGGCACGGCTACAAGCAGAATGTAGACTTCGTGACTTTATCTGAACAGTTGTGGGATAATGACACCCAGGCTCTGTTCGCTTCAATTATTGCTTTCCACTTTGGTGGTCGGGCCTTTGGCAAATGATAAGCGATAAAGCTATCGAGATGATTAAACACCATGAAGGAGTCAGGCAGCTTCCATACCGTTGTCCTGCTCTCTTGTGGACTGTTGGCGTTGGTCATGTTATTGATCCGAATCATATCAAAGTACCTTTAGAACAACGTAAACAACTTGCTATTCCTGAAGGCTGGGATAGGAAGCTTACGATGGAGGAAGTTAATGCGATTCTTCAGAAAGATCTTGAGTCTTTTGTCAGAGGTGTTCTACGTCAGTGTCCTAACGCTGCTGCTAACCAAGGCCACCTTGACGCTCTCACTAGCTTTAGCTTCAACGTGGGGCTAGGTAACCTCCAGAAGTCCACCATACGGATGAAGTACAACCGTGGTGACTATGAGGGAGCCGCAGAAGGGTTCTTAGACTGGACCAAGGCAGGTGGTAAGGTACTACCTGGGCTTGTTAAGCGAAGGAATGATGAAAGAGCACTTTTCCTAGGTGCATAAAAGAAGCCCTCTTTCGAGGGCTTTTTAGTTACCAGAAGAAGGTTATCTGAACGAATCCTAGCATTATTACAATGCCTGTGGCCTCAAACATCTCTTCATCATCTGTTTCTACGTACAAGGTATCCACATGAGCAATACCGAATACGAGTCCGTGGATAAAGTCTAGACTGCAGCTCATTACCAGTGCCTCCAAGTGTTAGCGATGATGTGGAGACAAGTTATCATCTCCACAATCCTCATGATTACAACAGCCTTAGAAGGCAATTTCACAAGCCCCGGCAGTGCAGGATAGCATCTGAGCACCTTCCACGTTGTCAGTACCTTCAATGAAGGCTTCCCAGTCAATGTCTTTTGGCATTGATAGCGCTATATTCAGGTAAGTGCCAGCATCAATCTCCTCGTAGGGAGCCTGACGATACGTACCACCATCGTAGGGCAGGTAAGATACGCCAGTGACCTCATCGAAGTGATCCCAAGTCCAAGCACCGACTTTAGGCCACTCTGATTCGTTCACAGAGATGGTCACAGAGGGCTTATGCTCGCACCAGTGACGCTGGAACACAAGCCAGAGATCCAGATGCTCTACAGCACTTAGATCCTCACGTAGCACCGCCCCATCGCCTACCTTCTGAGGGAAGCTAAACACAGTGGTTGAATCAGGCTTCATCACACAAGGCTCGGCAGGGAACCCTTGAGCTTTAAGGAAGTTGGTCAGAGGATCTTTGTTGTCAGAACGCACACGGCGAATATAAAACTTAGAATGTTGGGGATGGATACCAGAAGCAGTTCCCGTAAGTTGAGACACAGTGCCTTCCGGTTTAACACAAGTGATAGCGGCAGAAGCAGGGATGCCAAGATCGTTAGCCATCCGAGCATTTGTATCAATAGCAACATTCTTTAACTCCTCTAGTCGCTTAGGTAGATCCAGATCATAGGCGCTGTTCAGCAACGGATTATCCAAGATACCAGTCATAGACACGCCCAAGAGACGCTCTTCCTCGGTGTTGGTCTGCCAGATCTTCCGCAGGTACGGAAAGTTGGTCATGGTCGATTGGAACGTACCCAGAATCGTTGCCAAACGAACCTTATTACGAAGTCGATCCATATCATCGCCGTTACGAACAATAACGGAAGAAAGATTGCAAAACTGATAAGGTCTAAGAATAATTTCAGAGCAAGGGTTTGTACCCCATTCTTTACCCAGGACACGGCGTCCGTTCTTGCTGGCTTGGTTTTCTGACGCATAACGATTGAAGATTCCTCGCTCACCTGAATGTGATTCATAGATATTGGACCATTCACGCATGAACTGACCAACATCAGGTTTTACCTCGTACACGGCACTGTTGTTAGCCAAGGCTCGTTGACCATTACCATCCCACCAGTTACCTGCCTTAGCGTGTGCCATACGATCATCACCCAGGTCAGACAGGGAGATCATGGCACTACGGCGCACTCCACCAACGACAACAACTTCCCCGACTTTACAAAGAATGTCATGACATTCAATCGTGTGCAGCTTACGGCCCACAGCACCTTTGAACTTGGCGACAACATACTTAAACAGCTCCACGAGCGGTTCTGGTCCACTGGCTCGGCCCCCAAAGGTCTTAAGGCGAGTTCCGGCAGGACGAACTGCGGATACGTCCCACTTCGGGACTTCTCCAGCGTACAGAAGTGCAATAACTTGACGGAGTGCTTTCGCCCATCCTTCTTTGGAGTCTTTAACAACAACCACAGTATTGCTGTCGTACAGCTTTTCAGGAATCTCAGGTAGTTTATTGACATATTTCTGCTCCACGCTAAAGCCCACGCCAGTTCCGCACAAGAGGATGTACATAGCCTCATCAAAGGCTTTAGGATCATCAATGGGCAGGTAGGAGCAGTTATAACCAGCGATGTTCTGGCGCTCCAGAGCGTCCCCAGCAGTCATAATTGACCGCATCGAAGGCATAACCTCCAGGTTCGCCACAGCCTGCTCAAGCTCGTGCCGCAGGGCAGGGCTGAGGGTATACTGGTGCTTGTCTTGGAGGTGCTTTTCCATGAAGTTAAAGTATCGAGCCACGGTCTCATCCCAGTGCTCTCGGCGTCCTTTATCGTCTAGGAAGCGGCTGTATCGGGATTTAGCAATATAAGTCTGGTACGGGGTCATTATTTTCCTTGTTCTAGTTCAATCAGCTTTTCAAGATAGTGGATGGCTTTCTTGAGATCATCTATACCGC